AAGGTCAACGTCTCTCCGGAAATCGTGAGCGATAGCCCGCGATAGCGCTGTCGGAAAAAATCGATAATGTCGTATGCCCCTTTTTGCGCCTCACTGCGACTCAAGAGCGACTGCGCTCCGACATACACGGAAAAACTCTCTCGATCCATCCCGCTCCCTTCGTCAGCGTCTCGTTCAGCTTCGATCGCTCGCGCACCCGCCCAGTGCAGCAGTGCAAAGGGACTGAGGGTGATATACTGTGCAAGTGTGTTCTGGTCGAAATTCGTGTCGAACGTCTTGACTGTTTTCAAAAAATTCTGGTTTGCTATAATGTCCGCTATGAGCGCATTCTCAATATCGCGAATCCCGATCATGGTTATCCTGGCAACAGATGATTTCTCACGATCACAGCCGCTTCATCCTGCGCTTCCGGCGGTATATACGTATAATCACGCGCCGGGATCATAACCTTCTTTTTACTCACCCACCCCACGCCGGGGATACGAAAACGCAGATAGGGTTTATTTTTTGCTTCGATTGTCCCGCCCCTTGCCTGAATTGCTGCGTAGCGTGCAGCCGTTCCACCGGGCCCAACGGATACTGTCGTTCCTTCCACCTGCATGTTTGCGGGGATTGAATTCATGAGCGCACCAGTATCTCGCAGCGTTTGCCCACCCGTTTTCTGTACTCGTATAGAGGGCGGCCACTTCTCTGGACGTCCTCCATCTTCAATATTTCTCTGCATCTCGCTTGAGAGCAGCTTCCCAATCTCCCGAAGCGGCTCCTTGATGTTCTGCATCCTCTGCACAATCTCATCGAGCCTTTTGTTCAAATTCGATATATCGAACGTGGCCATTTAGAGTATATCAAGCGAGTCTTTCGTGAAGACACGCTCATTTGAGTAAAAACTTCCGCCTTGCGGTGAATGCGTCTGACTCAATGGCGTTGCGCCTTCGATGTTTGCTTTGCCGCTCGCGACATCCCGCAAAAAACGCATTGCATCATCGTACATCGCCCGATACGCATTGGGGATCTCGCCCGCAAATGTGCTTGCGCGTTTTTCAAACAATTTGAATACTGCAATTGCAGTGGATAATTGTTTGACCTTGGCCGGCACTGGTGTCATCGGTACAACATAGCGCCGACCAGCGTAGGAATCTATCTCCGCATCCGCTTCCTCGATCGCCTGAGTCACAACCGACGCGACAATACTCAAGCCGTCCTCACTCGTGAGCTGTTTGAGCTGTTCGGTCGAAAGTTTCGCCGGCGAAATATCTGATTGTGTCGAGTAAGCCATAAATTGATTACATGCCGGGTTGGGACCATTATACCACAATTCCCCCACTCCCCATCCGCCAGGGGCGGACGGGGAGAAGGAGGCATAACGTCACGACTGCCGTCGCGACATTCTTAGGTATTCGTCACGAGGATCGAATACTGCCAGAGCGCATAACCGGCATTGTAACGCGCTTCAGTCCCGTAACGGACCTTCCGTCGCATAAACACCGATTCGGCATCCGGCTGATCCTGAGCCACAAAATCCGGGTTTTTCCGATTCTGAAAGATAAATGGCTTCACCACACCACCCACATAATCGACATACCAATCGTTCGTATCCGTCAAGAACGGATCAACGCGATATTCAAACGCTCCTTTCAGCACATTCGTTGTGTTGTTGATGAGCGTCGCATTAGCGAGTTCTTCGAATACGCCTTCAAGATCCGGCGGAACGGTGACCAGCAGATCTAACTTGCCCGTGCGTCGCACAAATGGACGGCCGCGGTCGTCTTTGAATTTTCTCATTGCCGCACGCGCCGCTCGGAAATCTGCTGTAATCTTATCCACCGTAACCCCCGTGCCGGTGAGTTTGTTCGACATTGTCCCTGATTTGCCAATCACGTGATCGGTGGCATAGAAATTCTTTCCATCATAGCACTTACTCGAGGCCCCATTGCGCCGCAGCTGGGAAATCAATTCTTCCGGGTGCCGCTTTGCCTCCTGGGCCATCTCAAGGATGCGCGGGCGATACATCCCCAGCCGGTCATCCTCGATGTCGTTACGGTCAACTTCAAGCGTGGCTTCCCAGTCTTTATTGCGAATGGAATAATTAAAGCCTAAGAGTTGGTCTAATGTTTTGACATCGACCCACTCTTTGACCGCAGGGACGGTGCCGAGCCATTGATAATTCTCCTCCGCAGCCTCGGAGGGAATTTCCATCGCGTAACGAGGCCAATCGGGGGTGTATGCCTCATAGGCCTGCAGAAATAACGCACGAAAGCTTTTCTGCAAACCAATGAGCGTTTGCGCACTCATCACAGCACCGATTGCGATGGGTGTCAGCAGTAACATCTGTGTACTCTCCGCTCCGTTACCGGCTAACGCCGCAGCGCTCGGCGTCATCAATGCGAGTACGGTAAGGAAAATGTGCTTGAATCGTGTAAACATGATCAGCTCCTTGATATTGGTTATGATAAGAGCCACTTGTTGATAATACTCTTCAGCTCGTTGATGAGGTCCGCCTCTTCCTGTCCATAGGTAGCATCTGCGTCCGCTTTGACCGCCCCCACACCTGATGGGGCAATTTCGATCCAGCCCTCTGTGGTCGAGATAAACTCTACTAGCCGGCCGGCTTTCACACCGTTGGTGCCTGGGGCATCATCGAATGTTTGATCATCAACCACATACATCACCTGTCCTACCATCGCCTGGGTAATCGATGAAGCGGCGTAACGCGCAATGATTGGTGCGCGAACGGTAATCGTCTGGGCACCATCTGTGCCGCTCGAATTATCAACCTGGCTCTCGGCAACGCCGACGACTTTCAGCCCGGCAGTATCCGAAGCGGGCAGAGCATAGCCGCTCGAAGTCACTGCTACGATAGAGCCGGCGTAGATTTTCGTCGATGCGGCGACCGGATAGTTTTTCAGACCCGGCTCTTTTTTCTCAGTGATACGATCACCGGTTAACGCAGCATATGCGCCGGGAATGACGGTGATGAATCGCCGCAGCATATACGCAACAGCAATCACGAGCAGCGCAATTGCTAAACCGTACGCGGAAATTGGAAACATGGCTTAACTCCTTTCGACAAGTTGAAAGTTATGCAGCTTCTTTGTTGTATTTTTTCAGTGTGGCTTCGTCAACGCCGAGCTGCTTAGCGATCGCCAGCGTTTCGGCATCCAACCCTGAATCCGCTGTGGTCTTCCCTAACGGCAACGCTTTCACGGGACCAATGACCGGTTGGCGTTCCCAGAATGCCGCAAAGCCTGCGGGATCCGATTTCGCAAACTGCTTCTGCGTCTCGAGAAACGTTGTATCATTTCTCGTGACGGGTAGGATCTTTCCTTCGTTGAAGGCTTTATCGATCACCGCGGCAAAGGTGCGCTCAAATTCTTTTGCTTCAAGTTCTGCAACTTTTGCGGCGAGCTTCGGCAATTCGGTTGAGCTATTCTTCGCAGTTACAACAGCGGCCTGAATAGCCTCATCGGACGCCTGCGCATCCAGTCCGAGCGCAGCAAGAAGATTCGCTCGCAGGGTGCGTGCCTTTACCGCTGCTGCTAAAGCTCCTTCAATCTCGCTTTGTGGTGCATCTTCTCGCACACCTAAGACCGCAATGGTTTTGCGGTGCGTTTCACCGAGCCGCTGGGTAGTGCTCTGCTGCTCATCGAGCTTGGCAAGGATTTGCTCTTCCGATGCATCGGCGCCGAGTGAAAAGAGTTCGCGTAATCGCGCAATGACTCGTTGCATGGTACTATCCTCCGATTTGAATAATGGTTTTGTGGGTTGCAAATTGCTCAGACACGGCTGTGTGCGCATCGCTGCATAGACCGTGCCGTGTTCTAAATCAATTTTCATCCGATGTTTGCGCATTGTGCTTTCGCCGAGAATGACGTCTTCAACGCCGCTCTCCATCACGAGAAAGGTATCCATCACCACTTCGCCGGCAAATTCCAGCGCCAGCGTGATTGCCTCGCTGATGGTGAGAAGCCTGCCGTCGGCGAGTGTGAACGTCAATGCGTGCGGCAGCTTGACAATGGTGCCGAGAACGGCAGCTATACGCCGCACGATAAACGACTGACCGGCACCAGTATCGATCAGAACTGTTACGCGCTGCTCGCCTTTATCGCCGCGCGCGAGAACGTCTCGTGCAACGAGAGCATGCAGCCCGGCAGCATTGCCGCCCTCACGCGCATAGAGCGCGCGTACCTGCGCCTCGGCATCAGACTCACGCTCATGGCATCCGAGAGATTCGCCGATGCGCTCTCCCTCGGTATTGATGTTATAGACGCAGTATTGCTCGCCGTTCTTAAATACCTTCCAGGGCATTATTCAGCCTTTCTCTCGTTTCGTTCTCGCAGAATTTCTTTGAGACGTTTCTGGAGTTCCGCACGCCGCAAACGCCAGTCAATGATTTTCTGAATATCAGGATCGCGTAGAACATCCTGAACGATAATCTCCACAATCATTTTTCTCAGCATCTGCAGGCGAAAGAGAATGTTAATGATCACCGTCACCAGCACGACAACCGAAATGATGTAGATCTTCACCAGCTCCGTAAAATCCGGAAAGAACCAGATACTCGCCACGATCGACATCATGCTGGCAATGTATCGTTGCAATGTCACGCTCAGTCAACATCCACATTCAATTCTTTTGCGAGTCGATCAATTTCTTCCTGCACAACATCAAGGCGTTTCTTCTTTCGCTCGATGAGAGCCACATGGACTTTTAATCGCTCAGGCAGAATAGCATGAACATATTGCAGATCGCGGTCCATCGGATCAAAATGCACCACAATGGCTTTCACCGCCGCATCGATTTCTACTCGCAGTGTTTCACGTTCCTGCTTCAGGCGCGTCAGCAGCCCGATCTGTGCATCTCTGTTGAGTAAGCCCATCAAATGTTCTCAAGTTTGTATCGTTTGATAATAGCAACGAGCTTCAGCCAGTAATCGGGATCAGCGGCATAACCCGCTCTCGAAAGCTCTCGACAAAAATTTTCAACGGATTTCTGTTTCAGCGCATTCTCGTACCGCCGCGATCCCGTGAGATATTTCCCGTGCACGTCGAAGCATTCTGCTATGTTTTTGTAGCTCGCAAAGCGCACTGCCGGGCCACTCACCATCTGTCCGTCGCGCATAATCTTCTCGCGTCGCATAACCCACACGGACGTATCGGCCAGAAATGGTTTCACCGCCGCCCAGGTGTGCCCAAAGTAATTGCTCGCGTTCAGATTGCTCAGACCCCATCGTGACTCCAGGGCAAACTGTGCAAGGATGATAGACGCCGGGATGTTATACAAGTGTTGCGTGCGTCGTGCGAGCGCAATAACGGTATCGGGTAAAAATCCGGGTCGAGCCTCCGGCAGCTCAATGCGCGCGGGGAGTTGTGCAATAAGAAGCGTATCAGTGTCGAGTACGGTCGAAGCATCACGCTGTGATGACCATTCATTAATAAGAAAATCGAGCGTCTCTAAAGCCCCGCGTTCGTCAACATTCAGCGCGAGATATGCAAGAGGTAACCCGGCCATCAGTCCAATAGCGCATCCAAGGATAAACCATGCAATCCTGGAACTGAGCGTTGTCGGCGAAGCGCGCTGTGCCATTCATACTCGTTGCTCGTGGAACAAAAAAAAGGCCCCGCGAGATTGACGATACATCGTCATCTCACGGGGCCTCGTGTTATTGAGTGACCCTGTTAACTCACTGCGAATCTACAACTTTTTAAAACTCTTGTCAAGTGTCATTGCCTTCGCAAACGTGGATTGCCTATGCTTTAGGGCAATTACGGCGGGCTATAAGAATTAGAACCTTGTCACTGCGGCCGGATTACCGGCGATATACAGGATCGCCTCAAAGCCTGCCCCGGATCCGAGGAATCCATAGCTGTATTTCACTACTAATTTTATCGGACGCCCAGCGTATTCGCCTTCTGCTTCTAAATCCCCCGTCCACGCTTGCGCCGCTCGCTTGATGATCAGCGAATCATTGATTATGACGTGAAATTCATGCTCAATGCCTCGCTTTTCTATTTTTATCACCCACGCCCGGTCTTCGCCGGGCGGTTGGTAAATGGCATATCGCTGCGCTGCGCAGCCGACAATAAGCAGAACCGCAACGGAGAGAGCTACTCTCACGGTTTTCCTCCTTGCCGCTTTGGGCTTTTCTTTTTGCCTTCATACTTTTTCACCTCTTCCGCAACACGAGCAAGAGAATAAGCAGCCCGACTAAGCTCAAAAAACTTTTCGAGCTGCTCTACAGAATCAATCCCGCGTGATTTCAAGATCTCAATCATTTTAAAATCTTCCTCTTTTAGCTCTGCCGCCTTCCGTAATATCAAGCTCTCAAATTTCTCATTCAACTCTTCTCGCGTCTCACCAGTCATTAACCAATTTGCCGAGACACCAAATTCATCGGCAATACGTAAGACAAGGTCCGCCGATGGTTTTACCTTCCCCGATTCTAAATCTCGTATTTGGTGCCATTTATAGCCGCCCAATAGTTGGCCAAAATCCGCCTGAGTTAAGCCTTTTTCCCGCCGGATCTGCCTTAACCGCTTACCAATTTCAGTGTAGGAAATTTCTCTATTTTTCACTTGACAAATGTAGAAAAATTCTCTATCATCCCAGTAAAGAATTTTATCGCCGCGTCCTAAACCTATGAAACAAATCTCTCATTTCCAACCGATCGATCCCGTCGATGTCTATGCAATGGCGAAACGCAAGGGAATCAAGCTTAAAACAATTGCTAAGCGTTTGCGGCGAAGTCCTGGTGCTCTTTCTCATGCGCTGAACGGCAAGCGTCCAAAACTCCTTGCTCGGATGAAACGGTATCTCGAAAAACTCCCGGATAAGAGGGCTGCTGCATGAGAGCAATATCGAAGACATCGCGGGGAGAGCACAGCAGAACTCAGCCGCCTCCTACAATACCCCGTAATCGCTCAAAAAGGGCTGTGGATTTTTCCCACACCACGCAAGCCCACCATTATCATCAGCTCGTGAATTCTATCGCTCTAAGCCCATATAAAACGATTTCTGGTGTTGCGCGACATTTGGGAATAAACCATAGCGACATCTTCCATTTCCTTGTCCGTCGTTATCACAAAATCGGTCGTGCAAAGCGGAAGCTCATCCGGCAATTCTTTATCTCGCAGGGGTGGCTTCCAAAGCCTAAGCCGCGACCGAAATGCATCTGCAGTATATGCGGTAAAGAACATGCCCGCGGCAAACACTTGCGCTTGCAAGTTAAAACTTCCGCCTCATCTCCACAATCACAAACTTGTGCAAATTTTCACTCAACCGAATCTCAACAGTAGCGCGTATGCTCGACTATCATTTCCTCCTGTATGCCACAATCAAAGATTTTGAACTAAAGCAGCGCATCGAGCGCGAAGATCTCACGTTCGATGCCTTTGCATACCTCGCGAAGAAGATCGGCCACAAACATTCGGGCACGCTGCGGAAGATGTGCGAGCCGCGCGAGAGTGGTCATGGTGCCAAACTCGGTTTTGAGGAGGCCGTCATTATTATGGCTGAAACACAGGACTACCGGCTGCTGCATTTTGCGCGCGAAGAATTGAAACGACGGCAAGAAACTCACCGACAGCAGCTCGGCTTATTTTCGGAACCACTTCGCACGCTGGAGACACCGCTATGAGCGATTTGCAAGCACTCAACATCCCGCATATCCTCAGTACGGCGATCACAGATGAGGTCGTCAAGAAAATCAATGCCATGATTGAAAGTATTTCTGGTGAGGACATCGCCGGCAGCGAGGCGCGCGTAGAAGAGCGATACGGTATCAATGTCCGGACGCAGCAGCGATATAAAATGCAATTGCGGAAACTCTTGCAGCTCCCGAAACGTGCACAGCTCCAGCAGCTCGCCTCAGACCCGCGGATTCGCGAAGCACTCGCGTACATCATTGTGCGTAAATGCCGCAGCGATCAGGGGAGTCTCCGCCGCGCACGTGGACTCGTTGTTTTGCTCAACGCGGCTGGGGTGTATGCCACGGTCGAGGAATTTCTTCTCTCCATCTATACGCGCCCCAATATGAATGCAGTCGATGCGTACACCGCTCTGCGAAATCAATGCGTCGCAGGGAAAGTTTACAGAGAGAACGGGCAAGAATTCATCCCGTGCAAATTGAGTGAGCTACCGGCAATCTCCTCGGTACAGCGATGGTTGCGGAAAAAATCGAAAGCGCAGCTCGCAATCCAGTATGCGAAGATGACGAAGCAGGAACGCGATGCGTTCAATATTTATGTGAAACGCGACCCCCGGCAGTGGCGTGTGCGCGGATTCCAGGAGGGCGACCATACGGAGTTAGACGTCCAGGTGATCAACTCTCAAACTGGCAAGTACGGACGACTCTGGGTCTCCGCATGGATCGACCGCCACTCCTCGCTTGGCTGCGGTTATTATCTGAGCTACCAGCCGAACAGCGAGACGATTGCGTTAAGTGCACGCAACTCATTTTTCGGCACGCAGTTGAAAGTCGCCGTGCCGGACGAACAGGGCGGCATACGGTACCAGCAGCTTGAAAATTTTGCTGACATCCCGGACGACATCGAGATTGATAACGGAAAAGATTACAGATCGAGATACACAGGACAGGTTTTTGGCAAGATCGATTTTTCGGACGACGTGCGCCGAACACTTCAGTGTTTCACACGCATTCATTACGCCGAGCCATTTCACCCCCAATCCAAACCGTACGTCGAAAACCGTTTTCGCTGGCTCAATGAGTATTGGAAAAAATTGCCAGGCTACAAAGGCCCGCACTACACGCGCAAACCGGAATCACTGCGCGCGGAAGAAAAGCAGAACGCCATTCTGTTCGACTGGCAATTCGCACAGTTGTTCGACTTAGCCTGGAACGCGCACAATAACCGGCCAATGAAGCGCCTCGGCGGTCTCTCGCGCATTCAGTACGCACTGACCCATCAACAGGGTCGGCGTGTTGTGCAGAACGAACATATCTTCGATCTCCTGCTGATGAAGCTCGAAACACGGCGCATACGACGAGGATACGTGACTGTGAACGGGATCGAGTACTTTAGCGCGGACCTCCAAGATTATAATGGTTCGGAATGCGTCGTCTATTATGACCCGCAGAATATCGGTTATGCACACATCTGGATCAACGGAAAATTTGTTACCGTCGCAGTCAAAACCGATCTCATTGGCAAGACCGAGCGTGAATGGTTGGAGATCGTAAAAATGCGAAAGGCAAATGAAAAACATCTGCAGCGGGAAATTGAGCAGCTCCATCGCGAGATCAGTAACATCGAGGCAAAGGCTTTTGCCTGGAACGGCATGGTGGGGAATGTGAGTTTCGTCAGCGGCGATTTACTTGACCGACGCAGTGTGCCGGCAACACTGCTGACCGGTCTCGAACAACAAGCGAATGACGCGGCGAAGGTGCGCGAACGGGCGGAGAATTTGGTCGAAATTGAAAAGCGTGCGCGTAAAGCATCGAAATCCACGCCGCTCAATGTCGCGCTGATCAACGAACGTATCAAATAGAGGGAGGATACATGCAAACCATTAACAAACTCTCGCTCATCGAACAGGCGCAATTTACGACCGAGAAACCGAGCGAGGTGCGGGTGAAGCTGAATGGGCTGATCGAATCGGGAGAAATTAAAGTACGTGAGATCGCGAAGTTTTCCGGCTACTCGGAATCTGTGATCAGTCAGTGGTTGGGTGATAAGTATGAAGGCGATGTCGAGAAGATCGATGATGCGGCGGCGCGTTTCTATCGTCACTGGCTCGCGGCGAATGCGTGCGTGGAAACGAGCGTTGTGCAGGATATTCACGCCACGATGATGCTCGCCTGGCGCCGGAAGGAAATCGCACAGATCGTTGGGAGGTTCGGCTCCGGAAAATCGAAAGCTGCAGCGCGATTCGTAGCTCTGAATGATTTTGCCGTGTATACCGAGCTGACGAGCACAACAAACGCGACGTCCTTACTGCACGCAGTTGGTGAAGCGCTCGGCATCAGTTCGCAGATGGCCGGGTCGCAGCACGATAAGCTCTTAGCCATCATCCGGTCGCTCCAGCGGAGGCCTAGGCTACTGGTTATCGACGAAGCGGATAATCTGCGCCCGCGCACATTGGCAATTTTGAAAGACATCCATGGAGGAGAAGCTGCGGAACGATGTGCCATCGTGCTCATCGGTACGGAGCGGCTGAACGCGGTGCTGCGGCACCCGGAGCTCGGCTATCTCCAGCGCCGCATCAGGATCAAACGCCGCGTGAAAGAAATCGATTTCGATGAAGCGAAAGAGATCGCGGATATGTGGACGCATTCCCTGGATCGCAAAGAGTTGAAACAGGCGTGGGAGTGGGCAGAGCGGCATTTCGGTGTTGCCAGTCTCGTGGCCCTCATGGCGCGGGCATACGATGAAATGCAGATCCGCAACAAACGCAAGATTGACAGCGATTGTCTCGATGCTGCATACGGATGGTTGATTGACTGATCATGCGTGACAGGACAGAGGACATCATCGCACAGATTGATTTACAGATCCGTGCATTTGAAGAGGCGTTGAAGCGGTTACAGATTGCCCGCGCACATATACAGGCCACACGGTCGGCTGCTGCAGAAAATAATGATACGCTTGTGAGTATCTGTTCCGAATATGGTATCACGATGGAGGAGTTGCTCGGATCCTCTCGGCGGTCAGAATATGTCCGAGCAAGGCGTGCGGCAATGCGTGCTCTCAAAAACGAAGGCAAAACACTGAGTGAGATCGGGCGGATATTGAAACGCCATCACTCGACCATCTCGGTGGAATTACGGAAATACGATGAAGGAAATTGATCGAAAGCGGCTGAATCGGCGCGTCGGTTATCTGCGCAACGCCGTTCTGAGGCTCGACGAAGAGACCTACAGAACGATCGTCTCCTCGATCGACGAGAAGAGTGGCGGCTATCTCCGTAATTGCGATGATGAGCATGCAAATTTGATTCTTCTCACTCTGCAGCGCCTGGCGGCGCAGTCGAACAATGATCGTCGCTCAGGCTCACAGGACGCTCAACGGAAAATTGCTAAGCTCGGCTACCTCTTGGGTTGGTCGTGGCGCGACATTGCCAGGTTCTGCGAGAAGGAAACGGGGAAATCGTCAACACGTTCGTGCAGCTCGAAGGAGTTGACGAAAGTCATTAATGGGATGATCGCGGTTATCGATTATCAATTGGAAAAGGGAATTCTTCGGTTAAGTCCGGAAACGCTCAAACAATATTATCGCTATACGAAACACTCTTTCGCCAACAACGTGCAGGAGGCAATATGATTGCACTCTGGTTGTATCTCCTCATGGCGGTGTGGGTGGTGGCAACCGGTGTCGGGTTTTATGTCGAACGCCAGCGTCGGATGAATTACGTCCAGCGCGAACAACGCCGGCAGCAGCTCTACGAGGAGGCGCGAGAGCAGTTCTGGTTCTCTACGCTACGTGAGTCACTCGGTGCGCTTCTGACAGATCGGCTGAATCAGCGCAATCATCTCATCCAACACCGCGAAAGCACGCGGGATGTGGATGAGGATATTGAAATTCTGAAAGCAGAGTTATGGAGGCTCTACGATGAATACCACGCACAACGCGAACAGATCGAGCGCGATAGTGGGTTTGAAATCACCCGCTGGGCGCAATTATAAGGAGGCTCATTATGGCACAACAGACGACACTACGCAACTGGCAGGATGCTGACCGCGCGCTGCTTGAACTCGGAAGGCATGAAGCCCTGATACAGCAAGCCGAGGCAGAGATGAATGAGCGAATCCAGCGGCTGCGGGATGAATATGACCAGAAAACCGCAACGTCACGAAAAGCAAAGCTCGCACTGGAAAAAGATCTGGAGCTCTTCTGTATTGCGAATAAAACTGAGTTCCAAAAAGCGAGAACGAAAGAACTCTCGCATGGCACTCTCGGCTTCCGCACAACACCTCCACGTGTCGCACTGCTCAACCGAAAATACAACTGGGAAACTGTCGTTCAGCTCTTGAAGAAAATGGTGTGGGGAAGGGACTATATTCGCACTCTTGAGGAGGTTGACAAAGAGCGGATTCTCTCTGATGTCGCCGCTGAGGAGATTGATGATAAATCTTTAGCGGCGGTAGGGTTGAAAGTCGACCAATCGGAAAAATTTATCTACGACATTAAATGGGATACCATTACCGATTAACAAACTGCGGGCTCCGGACGATCACTCCTCACACACCCCTCTTCATTGTGGCCATCGAAGACGGTGCTGGGAGCCCGCAGAAATTTTTTTTGAAAGGATCGCAATGATTGAACTGGATCGCAGGGCAGTACATGATGACGTTATCCGCCGAGCGGGCGGACATCCGATCGGCGAGCGCGGAGGGTTGGTTTGGTTCACCGATCCCAAAACAAAAACGACGCTCGTCTTAGAACCGCATGAGGTGACAGTTGAACGCGTGCAACAGAAGTTACTTGAATCCAGGAGGCGCTTTCGATGGACGTTCAGCTCTATCAAAAGATTTTTTATGCAATGCGTTTCATTTTTCGCGGGCAGGGAGTCCCCGACGCGATCATCGCCCACGCGGCACAGAGAGCGTTAGAAACTATTACTGAATACTTTCGTGAAAAGAACCAGGAAGCGCATACCGCGCATATCAGATGAGGAAATTTTTCGGCGGCTGTGCGAGGCACAGGGTCGGCTGAAGCGTGTCCCGCGTGCAAGTGATTTTTCTCCCGCGTTCAAAATGCTTGTCTGGAAGAGATTCGGCCGATGGCAGAATGCGATACGCCGGGCGCTCAATGAGCAGGCAGAACGTCATTATTGGACAGATGAAGAGCTGCTGGATGTGCTGCGTAATTTGCACAAAAAACTTGGACGCTTCCCGGAGTGGGAAGACGTACGTGCGGTACAACCATCCCTGACGGAAACGCTGCGGACGCATTTCGGGAGTTTCAATGCCGCGCTTGAGCGCGCACTGGGAACGAGTCCTCAGCGCATACTGCTTCAGACCATAGCATCGCTTACTCCGCCCCCGGGACCGGGGCAGGCGGGATGCGATGTCGCAACAACACAGGAGATTGTTACAGCACTCCGGAACCATGCGGGCATCATCATGACGCCTCAGCGCGCCAGCGTGCACCTCTCCAGTCTGCATGATGCCGGCATTATCGAGCGGGGCAAATACAGCAGGACGACCTGGTGGCGGCTTACACAACGCGGAAGGACATTATTGAAATCGATACATGATTAGACGAATGCGCGACAGCGAACACCAATGCCCAAACGGGCTGCATAGTGATGTCCCGATTATAGAGGGAAATCAGACGGTTGGCTTGGTCTGTACGATTTGTGGCCGCAGTATTAGAGAAAATATGCAGCCCAGCGGTCTCGTCATAACGGACAATGGTTTAGAAGACGTCGGCATCTTACCGCATCACAGGCGAGATCCGAGGTTTCGACAGGAATAAAAAGGAGGGCAGCGTATGTATGATACGAAATTCTGTGTTAACCATCCTAGGAAGAAAGCCGTCGCATGGAGCGGGCACGTGCATAAGGGAAAGATGTGGATAGGATCGGGATTATGTGAAGATTGTTCTGGTGTGGCATTTTCGGTTAGCCACCATAAAGAGAAAAAGAAGATTTGCAAG